ATCATATACTTATAATAAAACGACAATAAAACAGACATATGTATTGAAAATAAAACAAACAGCAATGTATAACGAACAACAAATGAAACCAATCGACTCATTCAAAACTAAGAAAGCTCTAAAAGAGTTTGTATCAAAATGGTTATCATCTTTAGATAGACCCATTACCTTTCAATTAGACTCTGTGGCTGGCCTATGGCTTCATGATCTACTTAAAAGACATCCAAACTATGATCAAAAGACTAAAGATGGTTTAAGGGCCTTCAGAGTGCGTGATAACTCATTTGGTAACGGTGTAGCTACTGATCTACAAACAGCAGACGGCAAATGGGTAGACTTCTCTTGGGTTACTTGTTGCAACTCTAGGTCAAAATCTAATAATGAAAGATTAACTCAAGCTTTCAGAGAAGCGGTCGATATTCAAATATTAAGTTATAAAAATAATAGAGAACTACATTGCGATAGTTGCTTTGCAACTGAGTGTAAACTTCATGCAGACCATATTGAACCATTCAAAGATATACTTAAAATGTTCTTATCAACATATGGTAATCTTGTTCCAAATGATTTTGATGACTGTCCTATAACTAATAGACCAACATTCAGACAAACCAATCAAGTCTTAAAAGAATTATGGCAACGCTACCATAAAGATGTCGCCCGTCTTCAACTTCTTTGTATACCTTGTCATTTAGCTAAAACTAAATCTTCTTGACTTCCTAATATTCACTGTTAGCTTTCAGCTTCATGACCAAAGAAGATATCTTAAGAGAGTACTCACAACTCGCCGCTGAACTCGGTGATATTATCTACAGATCTGAATACCGAGTCCCACAAATCAAAACTAGAATAACTCATCTCAATGAAGAGATGTCCCTTCTTAATATAAAACACAATGAAGAGATGGAGAAGATCAAGAATGATCAACGACAATCAGAACCAGGAAGTCCTCCTACCAACAACTGAGGAAGGACTAGACCATTTCGTAGCCTCACTTGTTGAAGACTACGAACTACCCAACACTGACGATACCTATGACGCTATCGCCACAATGATACTTCACCTACCTCAAACCAAAGCATTCATGCCTAGATCCTATTTTGGACACGGAGTCCTAAAGTCTATGGCTAATAAAGTAGCGTTTGAAAAGCTTAAGATCTTTAGAGATCGGCGGGAAGCCGCGGAGAAGCTCAAGGATGAGCAGCAATCCATTCAAGACTAAAGAGTTCAAAGCTCTTTTCAAGAAGTGGAATAGAATATTAAATGAAAAGGTAGAAAACTTCGATCTGCCTAATCCACCTCTTATCGAGTGGCACTCTCATAAATTCAAGAAAGTCAAAGAAGACACAATTGAATACTATGACCTAGCTCTTTCAGTTCTAGAGAACTACCCTTTTAAACATAAGAGTTACAGACAGATTTGGGAACTACACTGTGAGGGCTTTTCAATCAGACAAATATCTGAGAAAGTACACTATAAGAAATCATGGATACATGTGATCATAACCAATATTCAGAGGACATCGGGATTAATATCGTAATCAGAGACCCAATGCCAGCTGACAAGAACCTAATCATGTCAACATGGCTTAAAGGGAATTACTACGGCAATTCTTATTTCTGGTATATCCCTCAAGATCTCTATTTCCAAGAGTATGCTAAAGTAATCTCAAACATCCTATTTGATCCAAAAGTTAAAGTAATCGTCGCTTGCGATGAACAAAACCCCTCATGGCTTGTTGGTTACGCTGTCATCAAAAATGAAGCACTGTACTGGATCTATGTGAAACGTGATTACAGAGAAAAAGGAATTGCAAAGCTGTTACTCAACAATGTAGAAATAAAAGTAGTTAAATCAGTTACCAAGATAGGTAAACCAATAGCGGAAAAGAAGAAGCTAATCTTCAATCCGTTCTAATCAAGGAGAGACAAATGGCAGATACAAAACGTAAATCACTCGAAGACTTCTCTCAAGATTCGGTCGCTTGGTGCCCGTCGTGGGCAACCCTTCATCAAGCAGAGCGCATTCCTGGAGGCGGCACAGAGCAGTCATTAAACAACACCAAGGTCCCAGGTCTAAAAATGTATTATCACCCAATGCAGGGCCTAATCCTTGAGAATAAGGGCCAATGGGCTTGCGTACCTCTAGCCAATGTAATCATTGCCGGTGAAACTATCCCTAGCCGAGTGCGTTAACCAATGGGTAAGCCTCATATAGAAATAGACGGAGAACAAGTCTTTGAACTCGCTAAGATTGGCTGTAAAACCACGGAAATAGCTGCTTTTTTCCAATGCTCTAGGGATACAATTGAACGCAGATTTGCGGCAGAATTAGAAAAAGGGAGAGCAGACGTGCAAATGTCATTACGTCGATGGCAAATAGATAATGCTCGAAATGGAAATGTCGTAATGCAGATCTGGTTAGGTAAGCAAATGCTAGGTCAAGAAGATAGAATGAAATTTGATATTTCTAAGATACCAAATGAAGTCTTCATAGAAGAAGCTAAGCGAAGATTAGGCGATGGATCAGAAGAATCGTGAGATCTTAGCTAAACTATTAGAAAGCAGTAAGGTTAAACGTCCAAATTTCAACATCGAAGAGTTCTTATTCAAAGAGCAATTAGCGTTAGTAAGAGATCCTGCAAAGTTTGCAACAGCAGTTTGTAGTGTCAGAGCTGGTAAGACAATAGCCTGCGCCGCTGATCTGATTAATACAGCTTTAACCAAACCCGGAACTGTAGGGCTTTACATTACTCTCGCAAGATCAAGTGCAAAACGTATTGTGTGGCCTGAACTTCACAATATTAATCGTAATTATAAACTTGGAGGTATCTCAAATGAGTCTGATCTTAGTTTTAAGTTTGGTGATAGCATTATCTATTGTTCCGGTGCTTCTGATAGCGCTGAGATCGAAAAGTTTAGGGGACTTTCCAATGTTGCTCTGGCTTATCTTGATGAATCCCAAGCTTTTAGATCACACATTAAAGAACTGGTTGAAGAGATCCTCATCAAACGATTATACGATACCAATGGAAGATTACGTTTAATAGGAACACCGGGGCCAATTCCCTCAGGATACTTCTATGAAGCTAGTCAATCTACTGAGTGGGTTCATCACGCATGGACTCTTCATTCCAACCCCTGGATTGAACGCAAATCAGGTTGCACAGTTGCAGAACTTATTCAACAAGACTGCGCAAGAAAAGGCGTAACTCTAGATGACCCATCAATCCAAAGGGAATGCTTCGGTAGATGGGTTCTTGACGCTAATAGCTTACTACTGACTTACGATGCTACAAAGAATCACTATGAGGAGCTTCCAAAAGGTAATTGGAATTATATCTTAGGAATGGACTTTGGATTCGATGATGCTGATTCATTCAGTGTCTTAGGGTGGAGAGATAACAGCGCTGATACTTATCTAGTTGAAGAAGTGATTAACGAGAAACATACGTATGAGCAGATGGCTCATCAAGTGGATCTATTGTTCAAGAAATATAAGTTCTGTAAAGTTGTTGCAGATCCAGGCGGTGGCGGTAAGAAGTTAATCGAGTCGCTTAGGCCACGTTACTTAATTCCAATGGAAACGGCTGACAAGTTAGGAAAGATTGCTAATTATGGACTTCTCAACAATGCACTTAGAACATCTAGATTCTTTGCTAAAAGTACTTCAAGATTCGCTCAGGATTGTAATCTCTTGGAAAGAGATACAGATAAGTCCACACCTGAGAAGACAATTGTTAAAGGACATTCAGATGCGGTTGACTCTTGCCTCTATGCTTTTAAAGAAAGCCCTGCATACGGATACATTAAACCAAAAGAACCTCTTAAGCCTGGAACCAAAGAATGGGGTGAAGAGCAAGAAGAGAAGATGCGTGAAGCTCTCTATAAGACTATCAAAGAAGAGCAAGAAGCGATGCAAGACGATATGAAGGATTATGCGGATTACTACCAGTAAACGTCAACTAAACCATCTTAATGGACACTTAAACATCGTTATAGATGGAATTACCTTTCCTAAAGAACAAAAATAACAACCAAGGCGGCTCTACAATAGAGCGAAAGGCTGAATCTACTCCGATGCTGCCTAAGGTAGCGGAAGAGATCTTAGACGCGTTTCATCGCAAGGATAATAAGGCTTTCAAGGAAGCTCTAGCAGCTTTCTTACGTTTAGTCAGGGAAGAGGATCAACAAGATGGATGAGTTACTAAGTCAAGTGGTTGACGAACTAATGGAAGCTTTTGAAAAGAAAGATAAACAACTTCTTATGGATGCTTTGAAGGCTTTGATCTTGCACATTCAAGAAGAAGACAAGGAGACGGATGTATGATGTCAGCCAGTCAGATGAGTGCAGCAATTAGAGCTAAGAAAAAGAAGATGGAAGAAGATGAGTCTGGAGCTGTGAAGCTTTCAGGTATTCCAGAAGACGCCACAGATGAAATGGTGATTAAGAATAAAGAAGAAGGTGAAAAGCTGAGCACTAATAAGCCAGTTGATAGTCATCCTGATAACAGCGGATCAGCTGAAGAGAAAGCTCCAGATCCAGAAGTCTCTGATGAAGAGAGAGCTAAGAAGAACGCAAAGCACTCCAAGATCAAGTCGATGATGGGACGAATGGCTAATGTCTAATGGAATTTAAAATAGTTTCACCAGAAGAATATGATGAAAAGGTTGTAAGTCTTGGATCTAAAGTAGAGTTCGCAAACTATGAATTTCACAATGATTTATTCCTAGAAGGGTTTTTAGAAGACGGAAATTTGGTCATCCCATCGACCTCTGCTGAGTGGTATTTCAAGGAATTGGTAAAAAAATGGAACTAGATAAGCTTAAAGAGATTACAGAGTATGCCCGTAAAAACGGGATTAAGTCTCTTAAGTTTGGAGATGTATCAATTGAGTTTAGAGATATTCTCCCCCCACTTAGAACCAGGACTAATAAACCGGGAGATAAACCACTGAGCGCAGTTAAGGATGTACCAACTCTAGATGATTTAAACGATTATATTTATGGCGAAACTTAGACTACTAACAACTGTTGCAGAATGTCGTGGATGTAAGACTCCAAACACTATTGAGTTCCAAGAGCCAAGTATCTTTGGAACAGCTATTGTTCCATTCAAGTGTAAGAAATGTGGGAGCAAGTGTGTAACGACTATTAAGAAGAACTTACTTGGTAAGAAGATAGAGATGAAGACTAGTATGGTCCAACATACCAAGACGCTTCTTAACATCTTAAAAAGAAGGCAATTGAATGCCTAGTATAACTTTAAAAGAGAAAGATGAAAGAAACTCTAAGAGAAAGACTTTAGTTGCTAAGACTACAGAAAAGACAAAGCTCCCTATATCATCTTATCAATGGTGGAACGCTCAATCTGATGATGAACTATGTAGCCAAGTCATAAGTACAGCTAATTACCTTCAGAAGACTCAGCAATACAGAATCAAGGGCGCATCAATATTCAGTCGAATCTATTCAGGTAAAGGACTGATGAACTATGCTCTTAACTCTAAGATCTTAGACACGTCTAATCAGTTGCCAGTCAGAAGACCCACAATGAACGTGAGTCAGAGTTGCGTTGATACTCTGGTATCCAGAATCACGCAGAATAAGCCTAGACCAGTATTTCTAACTGATGGAGCTGATTACAAAGACCGTAACTTGGCTGAGCAATACAACTCTTTCATCGCTGGAGAGCTTTACAGGTGTAAGGGACATGATAAAGGCAAGATGATTCTTCGTGACTCTTGTGTCTTTGGTGACGGGTTTATTAAGGTATTTGAGCAAGATAAGAAGATTGCTTTAGAAAGAACACTATCCACTGAGCTATTCGCTGATAAGGATGACTCTTGGTATGGAAATCCAAGGCAGTTAGTACAGTTTAAGCTCTGTGATAGAGGAGTAGTTACTGGGATGTGGCCTAAGGCTAGGCTAAAGATTTCTAAATCAAATAAAGCTTATGTTGATGGATCTGGTGAGAGTTCAGAAACCATTTCAGATCAGATCATATTAATTGAAGCATGGCATTTACCATCGTTTGAGGGGGCAGAAGACGGGAGACGTGTCATCGTATGCTCTGACGGAGTTGTAGACGATATGCGATGGGAGAAGGATTACTTCCCATTTGCTAAGATGGCTTACAACCCTCATTCAGTTGGATATTTCAGTCAGGGATTGATTGAGATGTTAATGGGTACTCAACTTGGAATTGATACTTTACTGAGAACTATATCAGAATCTATTCACGCAGTAGGAACTCCAAAGGTATTGATTGATGAACTATCAAAGATCCTTGAAACTTCTCTTAATAATAATATCGGCACTATTGTTAAGTATCGTGGGACACCTCCAACATGGGAAACACCACAATCAAATGCACCTGAGCTATACGAGCATCTGCAAAGATTAATCACTTACGCTTATCAGATCTCAGGGATCTCTCAATTATCAGCTGGTGGTGTAAAACCAGCGGGTTTGAACAGCGGTGAGGCTCAAAGAGTGTTCTTAGAGAATCAAGATGATAGGTTTGCCGATCTCTCATCTCGATATGACGACCTATATCCAGATCTTTCTTACAAGATGATGGATGTGGCTAAGGATATTGTAGACGAGCATGGGTCATACACGACTGTTTACCCTAATAAAGATGGACTAAGAGAGGTTGATCTTCCTAAGGCTGGAGTACTTAAAGATGTCTATGTGATTCAATGTTATGACGAATCATCTCTACCTCGTGATCCAGCTGGAAGATACGCAAGGTTATCTGAGATGTTAGCAAGTAATCAGATCACTTTAGAAGAGTTTAGAGAGCTGCAATCCATGCCTGATCTAAAGAACTCAGATAGACTGGCAAACTCTCTAAGAGAGCGTATTCTTTATATGTTAGACGGCATTGTCGAGAGCGGTAAAGAGCCTCAACCTGATGTGTTTATCTTAGATCCTAGTGATCTAGCGACAACTCTAGCGACTAACTACATCAATGTTTATTCTCGTTATAAGCTTGAGGAGAAGAAGATGCAGATGATTAGGGATTTCATCGTAGATATCTCTAATATTAAGGGTGAAATGGCTCAACAAGCGCAAGCCCAAGCCATGGCTCAACAACCACAACAGCCTGGACCTAATGATCAGCCTGCTCCAGCTCCTCCTCCAGTTCCTCAAAGTGCAGTATCCGCTGCTTAAATACAAACCCCCAAGAAAGGGAGAACTATGCCTACTGTTAGTCCTATTGCCCGTGCAGTTATCGGTGCGACCTCAGAAGATATGTTTCGTCAACCAAGAGCCTCTATTACCCGTCCAACGGGTATGGACGTTCTAATCCCAAAGAAAGAAGAGCCTAAAGAGACTGGACAGCCTGTCATTACTGAAGAAACTAAGTCTGACGCAGTTACGTTATCACCTCAGTTGACGGCTTTAGCTAAGAAACAGCAGAAGTTGCAACAGGAAGTGCAAGCTCTCAGGGATAGAGAGGCTGCATTTACCACAAAAGAGGCGGACCATATTCCAAAGTCTTCTCTTATTGAGGGTGTTAAGAAGAACGCTCTCCAAACTATAAAAGACACCTTTGGAATGGATTACGAGGAATTGACTAATCTGATTCTATCGCAAACTGGAGATCCAGATCCTGTCAAAGAACTCAAATCAGAGATCCAACAACTCAAAACCAATGAAGAACAGAGAGTCTCAAAGCAGTACGAGGCTACTGTAAATCAATATAAGAAGGAAATTGAAGCGTTGGTTTCTACTGATGCCAATTTCGTCACTATTAAAGAAGAAGGTGCTCAAGAAGCTGTACTTCAACACATCTTAGACACTTTCAATAATGACAATGAGATTTTAACAGTTGAAGAAGCCTCAAAAGATATTGAGGAGTTTTTAGTCGAAGATGCGCTAAAGAAAACTGGTCTTACAAAGATCAAGTCTAAACTAGCTCCTCAAGACACTGAGAAGAAACTACCGCCTCCGTCGACAACGGCGGCAAATAAGCAAGCTCCTAAAACATTAACAAACTCGGTTGAGACTTCTCCTACTAGAAGTGTCAATCAGTTTCAACATCTCAGCATGAAAGAAAGGATTGCTCAGGCAATTCAACGTGCACAGAGATAAGAAAGGATAGAATATGAGTTTCACAACTCCACAATATTCTAACTCTTCGGATAACGTACAAGTTTTAAAAGAACTTTATACGGATGATTCGTGGGTTATGAAAGACTTAGTATACGCAGGTAACGCGGCTTTAGCTTTGTTGCCTAAAGATGAATCAGCTGATGGTATGGGTGGCAAAAGCTTCCCAGTGCCACTGATCTATGGTTCTGGTCAAGGTCGTAGTGCGACTTTCTCACTTGCTCAAAGCAATCAAACTGCTCCGAGCCTTGGTGAGTTTTTCGTCACAACCATCTCCAACTATCAATTAGTTACGATTGATAACCGTTTCATGGAAGCTACCAAGAATAACGTTTCGGCGTTTATGGATGGCGCTACAATGAACGTGAATACCGGAATTAACAACATCACCAATGACTTGGCGCATGACTTGTTTAATGACGGCTCTGGTTCTCGTGGAACTTATGGTCTTGGCGCTGGAAGCATTTCTTCTGGTGTGATTACCCTAGATTCTGCTCAATCTATCGTTAACTTCGAAATTGGGATGAGCTTAGTCAGTTACTCTGTATCTGGAACGAGCGCTACTCAATCAACAGGTGCTCATCAAGGGTATGTTGTGGCTGTTGACTCAAGTGCTGGGACTGTTTCAGTGTCTGCTACTCAAGGTGGATCTGTCGCAACTCCTACTTCTTGGAGTTCTAGCTTTCCTTATCTAGCAGTAGAAGGTGACGTTAACTTCGCTTCTGGTGGTCTCGGTTCAAGCTTGATGCTTAAACTAGCTGGCTTCGGAGCTTGGATTCCTGCTGTTGCTCCTGGTGGATCTGATTCGTTTTTCGGTCAAAATAGATCGGCTAACGTTTCTCGTCTAGCTGGACTTCGTTTCAATGGCGCGAATGAAACCATTGAAGAAGCTTTGATCGACGCTGCAGCTTTGGTTGCTCGTGAAAGATCTACTGCTGGTTATCCAGACTACGCTTTTATGAACTTCGTTTCCTATGCTGCTCTTATCAAGCAATTAGGAAGCCGAGTACAATATGTTGACGTTAAGCATGATGAAATCGATATCGCTTTCGAAGGTATTCAAGTCATCACCGCTTACGGCAAAGTAACTGTCCTCCCAGATCGTAACTGCCCTCCTCAAACCTGTTTCTTAATCGCTATGAAAACATGGAAATTGAGAACATTGGGACGCGCTCCTAAGATCCTTATTTACGGTTCTTATGATTCGAACCAAGGTCTCCGAGTTGGAACAGCCGATGCTGTCGAGATTCGTATTGGATATTACGGAAACCTTACTTGTAACGGCCCAGTAGCTAATTGTAATATCGCATTAAGCCAATAGTTTAATCAGGGGCTTATTTAATGAGTAAGCCCCTTTTTTTATGGACAAACGCGCATATACATAAGGGATCATCCTTAAAAGCCCCACGGATATTGCGCTAATCCCTGAGGTTACCCGTCGAAAGACGGCTACGCAGCGCAAAAGGATGCACCATGTCAACAACTTGGATCAATAGAGGTCACTTCTATGTGCCTCATGTCACTCCTGTATTAGTCGATTGTAATTTTATCGTAGACTCTGCCAATGGCAATGGTCTAGGAATTAAAAGTCTAAAGGGGCAGGGCGTTCAAAACGTCTTCATGCACACTAGCTCTACGCCAGCAAAAGGGCCAAACGGGTATCTTAATCCAAATCCTGCCTCTGGTTATATCTTGGTGCAACTCGCAGATAATTTTAACCGATATTATGGTGGATTCTCTGGTTTCGTTTCTCCAGTATCTGGAACTCCGATTCTAGTAACTACTGGAACGACCGCAGGGCTTGCTTATGTAATTGTAAGCGTTGGAACGACAAGTGTATCGCAATGGCAAAAACTTGGTTTACCTCCAGGCATCACCCCCGCTGTTGGAGTTTCATTCATCGCAAAAGATACAACCACCGCTACCGGAACTGGAGCAATTGAAGTCCCAGCCGCTACAGCATCTGGAGTTGATCATATTGAGGTAATTGGAGATCCAAACTTGTCATTAGGCCCGATCCCAATGGGTGGATCTCCTAATGTGGGTGGGTGGATTGTATTAGCTTGTGAGGCTGCAACAGCTTTGACAGCTCCAGCAGATGGGTCTGTAGTTGGATTAGCATTCTATATGTCTCAATCAAGCGTTACAGTATTGGGAGAATAAAATATGTTTGGGGGGAAGTTTCCCTTCCATGGCTTCCCCCCGAAGCCAACAAGGAGAGTGAATGGCAATTCCAGGTGCACCTTTTAACGTAGTTCTTCAGACTGGAAATGCTCAAAACCTAGTTTCATGGCCAATCGTATCTGGAGCAACAAGTTACTCAGTACAAAGATCAACAGACGGAATTACTTTCTCATCTCTTGGGACTTCTACAGAGCCACAGTATTTAGATACGACTTGTCTAGTAGGTGTTTCTTATTTCTATCAGGTAGCTTCTGTTAATGCGTCTGGAACTTCTGGTTACTCAGCTAGTTATCCGGCTAGCATTGTTCCATGTTTACCTGGTCAGATTAATTTAGGGTATTTACGTTATCAGGCTCAGTTAAGAGCTGACATGCTTAACAGTGAGTTCATCACAACTGATGAATGGAACATCTACATTAATAAGAGCATGTTTAACCTCTTCAATATTTTGACTACTAAATATGGAGAGGACTTTTTTGTAGCTAGTCCTTACACATTTTCAACCACTGGACAAAAGAACTATCCACTTCCAGATGGATCATCAACCTTTGCAGTCAATAACGTGACTCCTCCAGCAGTGTTTAAGCTTCTAGGGATAGATTGCGGTGTAGCTGTAGGAAATAACGCTTGGGTGACCTTACCTCGTTACAATTGGATCGATAGAAACAGATTCATATACCCACAACTACAAGCGAATGCTTTGGGAGTGTTCAATCTATCTTATCGTCAAATGGGTAATCAACTTTACTTCATTCCTAATCCAACAGCAGGGCAATATATTCAGATTTGGTATATCCCAATCATGACTTCCCTTCTTAAAGACACTGACATGCTTAGCTTTTCAATATCTGGGTGGGATGAGTATGTTGTTGTAGACGCTGCGATTAAAGCATTAACAAAAGAAGAAAGCTTTGAACAAGCTGAAGAACTTAAGGCAGAACGTACAATTATGATCGAAGCAATTGAGACGACTGCAGCTAATAGAGACGCAGGACAGCCAAATACCATTTCAGATACAAGATCAAATACCGGATTCTACGATGGTGGTGGATTTGGTGGAGCAGGACATGGGATGGGGGGCTGGTGAGCCTACCAATATTCAAGAATGACGATTCAGTTTTCCAATTGATGCAAACATCCTGGGCCGCTTCAATCAATCCAGTTATAGAACTACCAATAAACAACGGGCATTTACTCCAAAAAGTATCCTTAATCTCAGGGACGAGTCAGGTAAACCATCTACTCGCAAGGAAGCTACAGGGGTGGTTTATCGTGAGACAGCGTAGCGCTGCTTCTATATATGACAACCAAGACAATAACCAAACACCGCAACTTACTCTGTCTTTAATTAGCAGTGCTGCAGTAGTGGTTGATTTATTCGTATTTTAAAGGAGAAAAGATGTCAGGTGAAACAACTAGTCCAAATATGAATCTAATACTCCCAGGTGTTTCAATCACTGGAAGTCCTACCTGGGCGCAAGACGTAAACGCTTCTCTTATATTGATTGACCAACACGATCATTCTCCTGGCTATGGTGTTCAAATAACTCCATCAGGAATGAACATAAGTTCAGATCTTACATTCTTATCTAATAACGCAATAGCTTTGAGATCAGCTAGATTCACAGCTCAAAGCGCAGTGCTCTCCCTGAGTACAGATCTTGACTGCTTGTATGTAGTTGGAGTAGACCTCTATTACAATGACGGAAATGGGAATCATGTTAGGATTACTCAAAGCGGTGGCGTGGCTGGCTCTCCTGGATCTATTTCTAACCTTACTAGTCCTGCCTCTGCATCTTACGTTTCTGCTAATCAGACCTTTGTTTGGCAATCTGCTGCTAACACTCCTGCTAATATGGATTTTGCATCTGCCATATTTAGGAACCTATCTGCCAGCTCTAAAGGTCTAACTTTAAATCCTCCGGCTAGCATGGCTTCTGATTATTCGTTGACTCTTCCCACGCTTCCAGCAGCTAATAATACATTCCTTCAAGTTCAATTAGACGGGACAATATCAAGTGCTCTGGTAGTTGATAACTCTACGATTGCTATTAGTTCAAATCAGTTAATTGTTAAGAGCGCAGGAATTACGGCAACGCAGTTGGCTTCAAGCTCTGTAACAACCAATAAGATCGCTGATGGGTCTGTAACCCGTCCTAAACTATCAGCTCTTGGGCAGCAGGTTAGCTCTAGCTCTGGTGGTTATACTTCTTCTAGTGCTTCTTATGCTGATGTTACAAACTTATCGGTCACGATTACCACCACAGGAAGACCTGTCTATGTGGCTATGATTCCATTCCAGGCCAGTAGTGGAGCAGAAGCAGCATGTGGGGGTCGGGTTGTTTCTTCTTCATCGATAGCAATAAATCTAAGAATGACTAGAGATGGAAATCAGTTCTGTGAAACAAGAGTAGAAGGGTACAACTTGACAGGTGGTCTTGGAGCTTGTGTTAACAGCTTCATTTTCACAGACGTAGTAAGTGCAGGGACTTATAACTATAAGATTCAAGCTAAAGGTGATGGCGGATATAATGTTGAAGTACACAACTTCCAATTGATTGCGTATGAACTATGACACAGAAACAAGCTCTTAACATTCAGTTTGGACAAGGACTTGATCAGAAAACTGATCCGTTCCAACTTCAACCTGGTAAAATGTTATCGCTTAAAAACACTGTATTTAATAAAGGCGGCTTACTTCAGAAGCGTAATGGATTTGGTAATCTTGTATCTATACCAGGAGCTAGCTCATTAACAACTTACGGAGATGGTCTTATCGGCATAGGTCATAGTATTTGTGACTACTCATCTGAATCAATGACTGCAATCAACAAAGGACTTTATCAACAGGTTTCAGTTAATACATTATCAGAAGTAAGAAATAGCTCTAACATAACAGCTCCAGATAGTGCCGTAGCATCAAACGGTCTAACTTGCTGCGTTTACTTAGGGGTAAGTAGCGCAGCATTTTATCAAATCCTTGATTCTAAGACTGGGCAAGTTGTTGTATCAAATGTAGCGTTACCGGCAACAGCTACTTGTCCTAGAGTGTTTGTTTTAGGTAGATTCTTTATCATCACATTCTTAGCTACAGTTTCTGCTACAACTCATCTTAGGTATATTTCAATCCCAATAACAACCCCAACATCTCCAAGCTCTGCAGTGGATTTAGAGACTAATGTTAGTGGTCTTTCAGCTGGATATGATGGATCGGTTGGTAACAATAACCTTTATTTAGCTTATAACGCAAACGATGGCGGAGGAGCTGTAAGGGTAACATTCTTAGATTCTACTCTTGTTCAACACAATACAGTTGTAATAGCTGCTAAGACATCAAACTTAATGAGTGTGTGTATTGACACCAGCGGAAATCAATCAGTAGTTTACGTTACTTATTGGAATAGTGGTGATTCAAACGCTTTTACGACGGTTTACAATCAGAATCTAGTAGTTATCACCGCTGCTGTTAAGACAATCAACACTAAGACTATAACAGAACTAACATCAAACGCTGTAAATGGGTCTGTGAATATATTTTATCAAAGGACAAACACTTATTCGTTTTCATCTGTTAGGACTGACTTAGTTTACACCGTAATAATGAATCAAGCTGGTACGATAACAGGATCTGACAACTTGATTAATAATTCATCTGGGTTGGCTTCTAAATCTTTTTATTTGTCAGAGACTGGTAAGAGTTACGTAATGGTTTCTTACTCTGGAAGTTTGCAGCCTACTTACTTCTTAATTGATATCTTAGGGAACATTGTAGCGAAGCTAGCCTATTCAAATGGTGGTGGATATTATACAACTCAGGTTCTTCCTAGTGTAACTGTTATAGGCAGTAGTGTTTACCTATCTTATCTTTATAAGGATCTAATCACTCCAGTTAATAAGATAGTAAATACCAATAACCCATCAGGAATCTACACTCAAAACGGTGTAAATTTAGCCACATTCTCATTTGATTCTTCACAACCTGTTACGGCTGATATTGGAAACAATCTCCATATTAATGGAGGTTATCTTTGGATGTATGATGGAGTTAAGCCTGTAGAGCATAACTTTGATGTATTCCCAGAAGACTTTGGAGCTACCTGGTCAGCAACTGGTGGTTCAATGGTAGCAAAACCTGATGGATCTACAAATACTAACGCTTACTTCTATCAAGTCACTTATGAATGGACAGATGGGAAAGGGAACTTGCATAGAAGTTCTCCAAGTTTACCACTTGCTGTTACTACCTCTGGAAGTGGATCATCTGGGTCTGTTGTTTTAAATATTCCTACTCTTAGATTCACTGCAAAGACTAGCGTTAGAATCGTCATTTATCGGTGGTCTGTGGCTCAACAGTCTTTCTATCAGGTTACATCTCAAACTAGCCCATTACTTAATGACACAACTTTAGCAGATGTTAGCTATACAGATACTTTGGCAGATGCTTCGATTATAGGTAATCAGCTTATTTACACGACTGGTGGGGTAGTTGAAAATATTGGAGCACCGGCATTTGACTCTATTACTCTTTATCGTTCAAGGTTATTTGGAATTGATTCAGAGGATAAGAACTTGCTTTGGTATTCTAAACAAGTAATCGAAGCCACCCCTGTTGAAATGAGTGATTTGTTTACTATTTATATTGCTCCAACTCAAGGATCTCAAGGATCTACAGGCCCAATGACTGCTCTAGCCGCAATGGATGATAAGCTAATCATATTTAAGGCTAATGCCATTTATTACATTACAGGAAATGGTCCAGATAACACAGGGGCTAACAATGATTTTAGTGAGCCTGTTTTTATTACGTCAACTGTAGGGTGTTCAGATCAGCAAAGTATAGTTCTGTCTCAAAACGGCCTTATGTTTCAGAGTAATAAAGGGATGTGGTTACTGGGTCGTGACTTATCCACTCAATATATCGGAGCACCAGTAGAGGGGTTTAATCAGTATGTCGCCAATTCTGCCAGCACCATTCCAGGCACTAACCAAGTAAGATTCGGGATGAGCAATGGATCAATGCTAATGTATGATTATTATTATGGACAATGGGGTGAGTTTGAGGGTGCGCCGTCTATCTCTGGAACTATTTACCAAGGGCTTCAAACTATCTTAGACCAGTATGGGAACATTACTCAAGAAACTCCTGGAACTTATCTAGACGGCTCTCGACCTGTACTTATCAGCTTTGTAACTGGTTGGTTTAATACTGCTGGTCTTCGTGGATTTGAGAGATTCTATGAGTTTAACTTCTTAGGTACTTACTTGTCTCCTCATAAGTTGGCTATCCAAGTTGCTTATGATTATGGAAATCCATCACATCAGTCTATTTACTCACCAAATAATTTTGCTCCTGCATATGGTGATGAGTCTATTTACGGTGGTGGGCAATCTTACGGTGGTCCGTCTAATATCGAATCTTTTAGGATATTTGCTAAAGTGCAAAAGTGTAATGCGTTTCAGATCTCAGTTAGTGAGATCTATGATCCATCTCTAGGCGTAGCAGCTGGAGCAGGATTAAGCTTGTCAGGGATTAACATAGTAATGGGCATAAAGAAGATGTGGAGCCCAACACCAGGAAAGGTATCGGTTGGATAATATGGAGAATCATGATGCAAAGGCTAAGTTCTTACTTGCGATTCACTCTCAAACTCTTAAGCATTATGATGCTGGTGGTACTGTGCTTGGCGGTCCTAGTGGTGGGGGTGCTGTTCAAAGTGGGTCAAATCCAAATCAAGGATTCTTAGGTTCTGTAGGAAATACTCTAGGATTAAATAACAACTTCCAAGCAGGGGCTGCTAATATTCAAGCTGGGACTAACGTAGGCCAACTTAACAATGCTTATACTGGTGCTCAACAAGGATTAGCCGGTCAACAAGCGTTTGCTCAACAGGCTGCCGCTCAAAATGGATTTGGTAATCAAGCAAATACGTTTGCTCAACAGCAGGCTCTTTCTAATCAACTTCAAGCTCAAGCTAGAGGTGAGGGGCCAAACCCAGCTCAAGCAGCTCTTAACAACGCCACAGGACAGAACGTTAATAATCAGGCTGCGCTTATGGCTTCTCAACGTGGTGCAGGGGCTAACGCTGGATTAATAGCTCGCCAGGCAGGAATGCAAGGCGCTAACATTCAGCAACAAGCCGCAGGACAAGGCGCTGTGATGCAAGCTCAACAACAATTAGCAGCTCAATCGGCTTTAGCTAATCAACAAGCTCAAATGCAGGGAGTAGCCGCTAATCAGATCGCAGCTCAAGGCCAAGGAGCTACTAACTATTCGTCAGCCCAACAAGGTGAGCAAGGCATACTTCAAGGTGCTAACCAGGGGTTTAATAACGCTGGTGTTACGATGCAGGGGAATATAAACAACGCAAATGCGCAGGCGGCTTTAGCTAATCAGCAATCTAATGGGAAATTGTTTGGTGGATTAACTTCTGGTCTATCAGCGGCTGCTGGGCTTTTCGCTCACGGTGGAGAAGTTAAGATGGCAGAGGGTGGTCCCATATCATTCGCTGGCCAATGGTTGAATAACGCCCCAATGCAATCGTCTGCACCACAAATGGAATCAATGGGTGCAATTCCTCAAAATAATGACAATTCAATGGCTGAAGGAATGAAACAGTTAGGAACTGCTGAACATACCGCTTTTGAAAACTCAATTCCTGCTCTTGAAAAAGGCGGAGACGTTAAAGCTAAAGATCCAAAGCAAAAAGCAGTTAAAGAAGGCGACTCCTACTCTAATGATAAGATACCAGCCCTTCTATCTGAGGGAGAAGTTGTCATAGATAGAGACACGATGAAAGACCCAGGTCCTGTTGGAAAGATGGCAAGAGCCTTAGCTGCTCACATTGAAAAAAGGAATAAGAAAAAATGAAACTAGATCTATCTAAGGTTAAAAAAGTATCTGGAGATAAAGAATCAAGTACATTCCAACATCCAGATGGTCATTCCTTCAAAATAGCTCACAAAGGTGTATCAGCTCTTCAACGTAAACAGATTGAGAAGATGCCAATTGCTAAAATGGCAGAAGGTGGAGAACCAACTCCTATGCCACAGGCTGGCCCTAGTATTCCTGAACAAGAAAAAGATAATAGTAAGCCACAATATCCATATGGTGCGCCAGAAGGAAGTGAAGACAATCAACAACCTAAATCTCAAGATCAAGCTATGCTTGATAGACCAAACGTAGAGCAAGAGCAACAACCTGTTCAAGCATCTCAACAGCCTCAATCTATGGCTCAAAATGCTTACGATTCTTCACAATTAACTAATAGCGCCTACAATTTAGGACTTCAAGGCATCGGAGAACAAGGCGCTAATTCTGCTAATTTGTCACAAAAAAATGCAGAAGTAATACAAAAGGACTTAGCAGATAGAGAACAGTTTAATAAAACGTCTCAAGCTGCTCTAGACGCATTAACTCAGCAAAGGCAGCACTTAATGAGTGATTACGCTGCTGATCATATTAATCCTAGTCATTATTTAGAGAATATGGGCGCAGGTCAAAAGATAGCTACAGGAATTGGCTTGTTACTGGGTGGGTTTAGCACCCCATTTACTGGTCAGGGGAATCCTGCCATGGATATGCTTCAAAAACAGATTGACAGAGACATTAATGCTCAGATTTCAAGGAAGGATCAGCAAAAGACCCTCATAGGAGCTAATGAAGCTGCGTTACATGACCATATTATGGCAGTTAACCAAACCAGAGTTAACATGAACGATATAATGGCTCACAAGATCGAATTAGAAGCTGCAAAGATTGGTACTCCTCAAGCGATTGCAACTGCTAAAATTGCTAGCTCAAAATTCGCACTCGATAATGCTGGCTTAATACAAAGTAACGCAATGAGAGCGGCAGCTTTAAATGGTGCCTCTAATGGTATGGACCCATCAAAACTGGTTCCTATATTAGTCCCAAAAGAGCATCAAGCTAAGGCATTTGGAGAGATAGAAGCTGCGGAAGATACAAAACGAATGGCTGGTTCTATAATGAAGTCATTTGATGAAGCAGCGAAAGATAACACTGTCATGAAAACTGGAGGAGGTTTTCTTAGGACTCCACCATCTGTTTATTCACTACATCAAGCAATGCAACCAACGTTTAAGGATTTAGAAGGAACAGTTAGACAAGCTGCAATGGATAATACTTTTAAAAATATAACCCCTATGCCTGGAGATGTTGATAGTACTATATCAACAAAAAGGAAGGCTTTAGAAGATTATCTTAAATCAAAATTATCTGCTCCAACTGCTAGAGGATATGGGATAGATTTATCTCGATATAATAGCACTGCCCCAATGCAGAGTCAGAACCCAAACGAGGGTAAAATAGCCGTTAATTCAAGTGGCGATAAACTTATCCTTAAAGGCGGAAAATGGATACCTTATGGAAAATAACAGCGTTCCACAATTACCACCTGGGTATCAAGTGGCGGAAAATGCTGGTAATCCTATTGATCAACCTGTCGATGACACTTCTACGCCTTCTTTACCAGAGGGTTTCCAGTTACAAGAGGATAAGTATGGCTCACTCGGGCAACAAGCTATTTCTGGACTTGAAGGAGTCGCAAAAGGTGTACTTGGTCCGTTAGCAACTGGAGCAGAAGTAGCGTTAGGCGTAAAACCTCAAGATATAAGAGGAAGAGCAGAAACTAACCCATGGACTAGTGGTATTGGAGAAGCTGTTGGTTTTGGTGGATCAATGATCTCTGGCCTAGGAGAAGGCGCACTTGTTTCTAAGCTTGGTCAATCGGTTACTAAAGCATCTGGGCTTGGTTTAGAAGGCTCAAGTCTAGTAAGTAAAGTTGCATCTCATGCAGTTGGCTCTGCTGCTGAAGTTGCTGCTCTTCAAGCTTCAGACGAACTTTCAAATGTAATAAAAGAACAGCCTGGGATGTCTTTGGGACAATCTGCAATAAATGTAGGATTGTCTGGTATTTTAGGTGGGGCAGGCGGGGCAATCATTGGAGCCGTTAGTCCTCTATTTAACCACGCTCTTGATAAGATAGGAATTTTAGAAAGACCGGTTATTTCAGAGTTAGACGCAAATGCTGTTAATAACGGGGTATTTAAAGAATCAATTGAGAATTCCTCAAACATTCCTGAAAATATTAAGCCTAAAATATTAGGTGGCTTAGGTGAGCAAAAGGAAAACGCTAAGGAAATTATAAAATCAGCTCAAGATATAGGATCTCCGGTACTAGAGGGAATGACATCGGCGAGTAAATGGATTCAAGAAGGTGAAGACGCTCTTGTAAACGGAGCGCCTACTATATCAGGAATAGCCAGGCAAAAGAAATATCAGGAAGTTTATAATGCAATAGAAAACACTACTAATACAGCTTTAGGAGAAGGATCAGATTATACACAGGCTGAGCTTGGAAACGTATTTAAAGGCTCATTAACAGGAAAAATAGAAGAATCGGTAAAGCCTATTAGTGATCTATATAATGAGATTAAACAAGGCACTGAAGCCATACCTCTTAGTGAAAGATCAGCTCCTGCTATTGCTAGAAACATAGAAAAACTTCAGGAGTTTAGAGTATCCCCTGGATCTCCAGAGGGGCAACTTGCAAGTCGAGTGATTAAAGAGATCGAAAACCTTAAAACAGTCGATGACGTTAAAACTTATAAATCAATCTTAATGCGGTCTATTTCTCCTACTGCTTCTAGTGGTGAAAAACGTATGTCTGGAATTTTAGCAGATAAACTATCCCAGTTAGAAGAGAGAAGCATAGAGAGATACGCTAAAGATAGCATGAAAACTCCTCAAGCTAAGGAACGGGTGTTATCTCTTATTGATAAAAGGGATGAAGCTAACGCGCTTTATAAGCCATTTATTAAAGATGTTGGAACATTAGCTGAGAAGCTTGGTAAGGGTCGCGTATACGGTGCACAAGACGCTATTAACTTTATCAATGATCTAACACCAGAAAGCGTAGTTCAGAAGTTATTCTCTAAGAAAGACTCCGAGTTCTTGAAGTTCTTCTCTGATAAGTTTCCTGAAGAAATGGATTTGATGAGACAGTATCAAAAAGGTGTTATCCGAGACGCTGCTAGTAAGTCTGGAGAATTAACTCCAAATAGAGTGTTTTCAGAGATAGATAAATTACAGCCAGAGATTAAGAAGTCTATTTTTACTCAAGAAGAATTGAATAAATTAAAATCAGCTCAAGTAGTAAGCCAAAGCATACCTGAGTCTTTTAACCCATCTGGGACTAGTCATGTGAGTGCATTTCGTTCGTTCTTTGAACATCCAACGGGTGCTATTGTTGGTAATATTAGAGATAAAGCTATTGAACAATTCATAAAGCATGCTGGTGGTGGTCCTGAACTTAGAACGGCTCAAGCTATAGCTAAGATGTCTATCCCTGGAAAAATAAATGAATCAAAAGCTTCAATAGATTATATTAGAAATGTTATTTCAGGAGAAAGCTTATTAAATAAGTCCATTTCTAGTCTATTTAAAGCAGGAGCAGAAGTAATTCCACAGAGGTTAATACCTGATCAATCTTCAAGAGATAGGTTAGAGAAATCAATAGAGCATAATAGCGATATTAAAAACGCTTCAAATGTAGCTTCTGGCATTAGTCATTATCTACCTAACCACGCATCTTCTGCTATCTATATGGCTGCAAATGCAGCTAATTATTTAAATAGTTTAAAACCAACTCAGAACAAAAACTCTCCTTTTGATAGACAATCACCAATAGACAAAGGGGCACTAGCTAATTACAAAAGACAATTAGATATAGCTCAACAGCCTTTAATGGTCTTACAACATGTTAAGAATGGTACTTTAAAAACTCAAGACGTTAGAACTTTAAACACAATTTACCCAGATCTTCATAAGAGAATGGTCCAAAAAGCTTTCGATGAGATTGCTAAGGTTTCCACCGATGGTAAAAACATCCCTTATTCTCAACGTCAAAGCTTAAGCCTTCTCATGGGGAAACCTCTTGATAGCACTATGACATTACCCGTGATGCAAGCCGTAATGGTTGCTAACTCTAAGGGTGAAGCCCAAATGGCTCAGAAGCAAAGGGCTGTTTCTAAGAGTACTTCAACGACTATGGCTAAGGTTAATTCACTTTATGAAACTCCAAATCAATCAAGAGCAGCTGATAGGAGTGGACACTAACTCATAGTTATAGACCTTTAGGTTTACAGCCTATTAACTCATGAGGGGGAATAAATGGGTCAAACACGTTTCAATAATTACACGCAGTTTTCAGCTACAGCCGTTTCAGGCACAAATACCTATCATTCAGCTCCAACCGATATAAACCAAATGCACAATCTCGGTTTGGATATTACTTTTATTGGTACTATGGCTGGAACTCTCACAGTAGAAGCTTGCAATGATAATATTAATTTCAAGGCTTTAACTTTCAATCCAGTACTATCGCAGCCTGCGGGTTCAGGATTAGCTTATTTGATCGATTTAAATCAGGTGCCTTGGCAATATATTAGAACAAGTTACGTTAACTCTTCTGGATCTGGAACTCTGACCTCTATTTTAACTAGTAAGGATCTATCGTGACAAGTTTCGCTTGGCCCAGTACATCTTCTGGAGTTGCCACATATGCAAACGTAGCAGCTCTTCCTGTTACGGCAACTAGCGGTGATTTAGCCGTCACAGTAGATACAGGTAACCTTTACGAATACAGCGGCTCTGCGTGGAGACTTCTAGCTAGTCCAGGATCACCATCTGGAATTGGAGCTTTTAGCTCTACTCCAACTGCTCAGGGGTTATCAATTTCAGGTGGATTAATAAGTCTTGATTCAGCGGACGCTACACATCCTGGAGGGATAAGCGTTTCTGATTGGAATACTTTCAACAATAAGCAATCTGCGCTTACAATTGGTAATCTGACAGACGCTGGTACTGATGGGATAACAGTGACAGGCGGGACTGGATCTATAATAGGCTCTGGAGTCTCTTTATCACAGCATGTTGCTGATGTTTCACATAACGGGTATTTAAGTTCTACTGATTGGTCTACATTCAATAATAAACAGTCTTCATTAACTATAGGGAACTTAACGGATGCAGGTACTGATGGGATTACCGTTACTGGTGGTTCAGGATCTGTTATTGGATCAGGGACTTCATTATCCCAACATGTGGCTGATACAACCCATAACGGTTATCTATCATCGACTGATTGGAATACGTTCAATGGAAAACAAGCTTCTGGTACTTATGTAACCTCTATTTCAGTTGCAAGCTCTAATGGTTTTGCAGGTAGTTCTAGCGGTGGGGCAACTCCTGCATTGACTTTATCAACTAGTATTACTGGTATTTTAAAAGGCAATGGAACCGCAATCTCCGCTGCTACCTCTGGTACAGATTACAGTTTAGGAACTTCTGCATTATCTACTGGTATCTTAAAATCTACAACCACCACTGGGGCTTTAACAATTGCTGTTGCTGGCGATTTCCCAACTCTAAATCAAAATACATCTGGGACCGCTGCAAATGTCACTGGTACTGTGGCAATTGCTAACGGTGGGACAGGACAAACCACTAAAGCACCAGCTTTTGACGCTCTATCCCCTATGACAACTGGTGGAGATATTATTTATGGTGGGGCTTCCGGTACGGGTACAAGATTAGCTAACGGGACTGCTGGTCAGTTTTTAATATCAAACGGTGGTACTTCAGCTCCTTCATGGAGTGCTAATACTGGAATTTATGTAAGTGCAAATAGCGCGACTGGATCAGTGACAAGTTCTTTTACTACCACTCAGTGGACTTCGGTAACAAAAAACGGGATTACTGATAGTGGGTCTGGAGTGTTCACGATTGTAACTCCTGGGCTTTATTTTATATCATACAATCTTGACTTAACTGCCACACTTAACGCTGTAGGCGATTTGGTTCAAATGCGTATTTTTCAAAATAACGCTACAACCTTAAACTATATAAACTTTAGGTACGAAGTAGCAAACGCATCATCAACTAATATGGGTACAGTTACGTCTCTTGTAAGATTAGCTCTGAATGACACCATTAGAGGACAAGTTAAATCAGGGGCGACCTCTACACCATCATATGCTGGTAATGACACTAGTGAATGGTTACAAATCTTTAAGATCGCAGACTAAAGGAGATTTATGAAAATTATAGGTGGATTACCAAATAGTTTAGGTGCAGTACCAGAACCTTATATAATTTTAAAAGCTGGAGACATGGCAACTGCAACACTTACCAGTGACCCAATGCTTGTTTATGAGATGATTTTAAGCTGTATTCAAGCTGTTTACACAGGATCTCCAGTTGGTACGTTAAAATTACAGCAGTCGGTAAATGGAACTACATGGACAGATGTTGCGTCTAGCGCTGTTTCTATTAGCGCTGCTGGTGATACTATTTGGAGCGTTACAGATCTCGCTGCACCATTAATGAGAGCTGTTTACACAAAAACATCAGGGACTGGTACAATAAATATCTATGCTTTCAGCAAGGGGGCTTAAATGGGCTTTGTTGATCTAGGAAAAGCTCCTGCTGGACCAAAAGGAGATCCAGGCCATGGGGCTGTTGATCCTAAATTAATACAAGGCCTAAGGGATGATATAAATAAAAAGCATGATAAAATATTAAGCTCTGACAATATCCCAGAAGGCCCAAATAATCTGTATTTTACGACACAGAAGATGTCAGAAATATACAAAGAAATTGATGACTTAGAAAAATTAATCACTGAAAAATTAGATAACATTTCTAAACGTATTGTTACTTCTGATGAAGTTAAAGAATCTCAAGATAAAAAGTTTTATACTCTAAAAGACAAAGAAGAGATTTTAAAACATCTTGATACACAATTAAATCAAATTAAATCAGAAATAGATAAAAAGATGCCTGTTCATTTTGACTCTTCAGATATCAAAGAAGGTAAAAAACTTTATTTCACAAACGAAAGGGCTATAGATGCGTGCGCATCTTCTTTTGTTTCTAGGATTGATTTTCAGTCTAGCTTGTCTGGTAAGCAAGATCGTATTTTAGATTCAGACCAAATATCTCCAGGTAAGATAAATAAGTTTTATGATGAAAAATATGCAAGAGAAATTTTTGTAGAAAAAGATAAATTTCAATGGCTTATTTCGGAAATTGACGCTCTTAGGGATTTAGCAAAAAAACAGAAAGAAGAGATTGAATCACTTAAAAAATCTATTGATTTTAAAACTGAAGGAGCTAACGGGTCTTTTACTGGTATTGTGTCTTTTTCTAGTGGGAACGCTACTTATAAGACTTTTGTTTTTGAAAATGGTTTAATTAAAAAGGTTTCTGATGAAAGTAAACCAAAGGTGTTAAATGTCTGATAACTATTTATTTATTCCTCCTAGTGGTGGTGGATTTAGTTTAATAATAACTCCATTTGGTACAGACCCAAGCTCTACTACTGGGTCGAATCTGACACTTACAAGTTCTGATAATTCAATAACTATTACTGGTAACTCTTTAACAAATACTATTGATATTATCACTTCAAGCGGTGAGCATCCTGGGGGTAGTCCAACACAAATACAATACAATAACTCAGGATCTTTTGGGGGAGTGCCTTCGTCTAGCGTTGATTCTGTCAACGCATTTTTAGGTCTACAAAATTCAACACCCTACGCACCACTGCATGCCGTGGGTGCCCAAGGAGCTAGCGTCCCCGCTCCTGCGTCCGCATCAGTAAATTACACGCTAGACCCGTCCATAAATTCTCCTTCGAGTTATGCTGTCACTCAGATAAACGCTCCTGCTGTCCCAACCGTCACGAGCACGGTTCTGACTTACATGGATACAGCTATTATCGGAGCAGTCACTCAGAACACGTTAGAAACTGGATACATCGCTAACGGACAGACAATTACATATAAACTTTATACCTATCAAATGTCTAGTGGCACACGAGTTGTTACTTCTTCATTTGGAACTGGGTCTGTAACCGATACGATCAACGATGGCGTGACACCTTTCGGAGTGGATCTATCTGGGATCGGTATTGGCGGGTCACTTCGTGGAGTAGGAATTATTTTATACGTTACTTCAGACCAGGGCTGGGGGCCTTACTGGGTAGATATTGGACTGCCTGGCGGGGGGACTTTTTCAGACACGGGTTTCACTAGTCAAGACCCTTATGTTACTTCGAACTATCAAGCTTTAAACTCTAATTGGAGCGTTCTTCTTGCTCAATACAAAAACATTGGAGCTGGTCAATATCGTACTGCCTATCAAACTAATCCGGTTACTGACGACAACTCTGGGGCTGGGTTAATCGTAACAAGCAGTTGGTCTGCGCCTACTGAGAATGGCTATGTCATTCAAGGTAGCGGAGCAGGTGCTTCTGGAAATGGATTTTTCTTAGACATTGGATCTTCTCTGACAATTGACGATTACGGTCAAAACTTCGGAGGAGGAGATTTATCATCATTCTCAAGCGTATCATTCCCTTATTTTAATACAGGTATTTCTGACGGATCTGAGGTTAGTGCTACGCAAAACGATTCCGACGGATCTTATACGGCGAATGGATCTAGCTATCTCTACACTGTTTACGAGTATGAGACCAACACCGTAAATGGCGTAAAATATATCACATCAGGTTATAGCTTTCCAGTTACTGACAACAACTCAGGAAGTACCTCGATGGGTTGGGACATTGTTCTCAATGCTGGGACAGGTAGTGGTCGCATCATAACAGTCTCTGTAAATGGTGGTCCTCTTACTGGTTTTGACATGGGTTCCTCGACCTCTGTAACAGATGCAGGTACATGGGGTGCAGTTCCTTCTTCAATGCCTATTTCAGGTTACTCGGGACTAACTCGTAATTATTCAGCTTACGGATTTGTCTCCACTCCAAAATATAGTTCAACGCACAATAACAAAACTTTTACCGACACTAATCCAGTGGATGGTTATCTAATTTCTCATGTGGTTTCAGGATTTGGCAACGCTACCGGAGTTAAGATTTTAGACACAAGCCTTACTCAACACGTAACACCAGATGCATCTGTTGATCCAACTACTACAATTGAGTTTCCATCTACTCACGATTCAAACATGACCGTGACCCCCGCAACGGTGGGCTATACTGGGACCGGACAAACCTTTAGTTATCAGGTTTTCTCTTCCCGAGGTGGCATTTACTCTTTAACTGGCGCTCCGGCTAGTGTAACACTTCCTAATGACTCTCAAGCGTATACTCTTAGTCTAAGCAATGCCACGGTTTCAGGGGCCACTTACAAAGCAAAAAGAACATCTCCTGGAAGTACAGTTTATCAAACCTATTCAAGCTCTCCATTTCAAGACGACACGACTGTGGGATGGGCATCTTCGTCAACCCTAACTCCAAATTACTTGCCAACTGCTGCAATCATCGCAGAACGTGCAACGAGTAACTTTTCTACAGATCCTTCCACATTAATAGTTAGAACAACGGATAGTGGAAGTGTTCAGAATGCTGGAATAGAACTTCAGTATGGTGCCAATGGCACAGCGGGAACGCCTAGTCTTAGAATTGGGACTACGTCTTCAGGTCATACTCAGTTTAATTCTTATGGTTCAGGTATTTTCGATTTTGCCAATATAAGTGGCAGTGCGCATACTAGATTTCAATCATCACAAGCTGCTTTTAATCTGCTAGGAGGTTCTTATGAATGGTTAATTGAGGGAATAAGTACTCCATATCCAATCCACGTAAATGCGGCATCGACTGGCGACACCGTTATTATAGGTGACCAGACTGTAAACACCTTAGCCGCATCCGTTTTTAACGTAAAAGTCCCAAATGGTAAAAAATCCATTAACATAGATACTTCTCATCAATCAGGAGGTAATTTAAATCTACCCGCTTTTGAGGTTACTGATTCTGGATCAGCCGTTGCGTCCTCAATTTCTAATAACGGTAGAGGCATGTTCGGGTTTGGATCTAGCGCTGGAAATTCAGTTTTAACCCTTGGAATTGGAAGTGGTGGGGTTGATCAACTAACGCTAGTGGGCCAGTCTTTTTCATTCCCTTCGCCATCAATAGCAGATTCCATAAACAGCTGGGATGGATACCCAGGAACGACAATTGCTAATGACACGAGTCCTTACGGAAGTCAGCTCATGTTCACTGACAAAAATCAGAGGACATATCAGCTTCAACTTGGTCAACCTGCCTCAACAAATGGAAATGTTTGGTTCTCAGACAGTCATGGCAATGCGGTAGCTAGCGGTGGGTTAGCAATTAACACTGGACTTAAAGAATTAATCTCTCCGAGTTCATGGACAATGTTAATCGATACTATCAGTCTAAGAGCTGGGACAAACGGACTTTCCATAGGAAGCGGTTCCACCATTACAGGAAACATAATTTTAGATTACGTTGCCAAGACTTCGAGCGGAGCTACAGGCACTTACACTACAGACGTTACCTCTGGAACTAATACTCAAACCCTAGCGACTGCGGTTGGTTTCAAGGGCAAGATTCAAGTCATCAGTAATTCTGGCACCGGTACAGTTACGGTGGCGACAACTGCGTCTCAGACTATCAGGGGGGCCGGGGTTGCTCCAACCACTTCATGGTCACTTACTCAATATCACTCAATCACTGTTCAATCAGATGGGGCAAATTGGCTAATTATAGCAATTACGTAAGGGAGAATTATGAGTTTAGAACTAGATAAACCGATAATATTGGCAAATAAGCAAGTTTTCACATTTAATTTTGTATCCATCAATAACGTATATGGTGCTTTAGAGGCCACGGTTTGTTGGTCCGTAACTGATGAACATGGAAAACAATTAGATCCATTAGTTCAAAAATTCACAGGTAAAGACTTCAATAATTTCTGGATTGGTTTTAATACGGGGACTTGGCTTTATCAGTTATTAGCTAAGGAAAAAGGATTGCCAATACCGCTGGTAAATAGCCATGAATCAGAGTTTATAAACAAATGAGTACCGAAGATATGATATTAGGAGAATTAAAAGAGTTTAAGCGGTCTACTCTAAAAGAACTTGAATATATCCGTAAAGAGATCCACAATTTAAACGCTTTCAAGTGGAGGGTGACGGGAATTATGTCCTTTCTAGTTGGATTGGCAGAAATAGCACATATCGTTATTTCTAAATAAAAGGGGGAACTATGCAATCAGTATTAGATTATATTTCAGCTCATTCTGCTGTTATGTCAGCTGCGGCTGTCGGTGTTTTGGATTTAGTCTTTGCTCTTAATAAGAGTACAGAAAGCAACGGGATCTTACATTGGATTTACGTTAAACTCTCAGGTCATGAGCCTGCTTAATGAGTGAAATACTCTTAGCTATTGTGGGGTTTTTTAAGTTCTTTGATGAAGTTTCAGCTTTCATTAAAATACTTCAGAAAACCCCCGTAGAGAAACATCAAGCTCTAGTTGAAGCTGCGCAGAAAGAATCAGACTCATTTGCACAGTCTAATAGGCCCACATGGGACTAAGATTTATTTCAATGTTTTGGTTCTTACTTGGGATCTTATTTGCTCTAGGCTGTGCTACAGCGTTTCCATATCGTTACTATGGCCTAAACGCATCAAATTACGATGGGACACTCCAGGGACCAAAACCGTCAGATGACCTTCCGTTAAGTAAATGCAAACCAGATGACCAAGTGAAAGGTAAATGCTACGTTGTGCTGGCTTCTGAAATGGATAAGATTAAATTAGGATACAAGGATTTAGTTAACCAGCTTCAGACTTGTCAGTCTGGACATTAAATCCCCCTCGGCGGTTCTTTGCAGTTGGTCTGCGGTTTAACTTTATTGGCGTACTCAACCCCCGCCAAAAAGCATTCTACAGCTAAATTGTAGACATTCACCGCAGTTACTCCTGGGCCATCAAAGCCAAGCACAAGTCTCGCGTTCTTTTCTGCTGCTTCTTTGTCAGTTTGTTCGTTCATTCACTTCATCCAATCTGGAATCGGGTGGTCTAATAAGTCTCGAAGCTTAGTTATTGCATCCTCTCGCCAGAACACCCCATTACTAGTACCTGAAGCAAAATCATCATTAGCCTCTTCAATTGCTTCCCTATACTTCAAAATCATCTCCTTGGCCTGGGTGAGTCGGGACTCGAGTTTCTCATTAATCATTTCTTGAAGACGTTGTTGAGCATTAGCCTTAATCAATTCGTTATTGTCTTGATGTAATTGCCACGCGGCACCGGCTTTGAATGAAACGTCACTAACAAACATTGAATGCGTTTTATTGGCAAACTCTTTAAAAGCTCCCTCTACATCGGGTTGTGTGTTTTGGTTCATAACTTAATCCATTCAGGCAATGGGAGTGCTAGAGCCTTTTTAGAGACTTCATAGGAATAGTTATTCCATTTTTCTCCTATGAACGGCTCAACATTATGGGTTTTTATATCCAGTAATTCCTTCCTATAAAATTTAACCAGCTCAATGAGTTCAGCGTTCTGTTTCTCACTCTCAACGCATCTCTCAATCACCTTAAAACCTGCCGGTCCTAATCTCTCACGACAAGTCTTTATTAGTTCAGCGTTCTGTTTATCTCGGTGGGCGAGTTGAGATTCTAGTTCTTTGATGCGTTCACCATCCCCAAAAAACTTGGATAGTGCCGAATAGTCTTCGTCACTTGGTTGGGTCATCGGTTTTTCTCCCAGCATTCATCAAGTGCTTTATTTATTTTAATTTCGTTAACTTCAAACTCACTTAGTATCTTGCCAGTACGCCTACAACGCTCACAATGGTGCCATTCATCACCCATAGGAGTATAATCAGAATATTCTCCGCGACCATTACAATCTGGACAGGTTATCATGGTTCGCTCACAATCTGTTTTTGATTCATTTCAGTCTCCTAAGCATCACCCAATATGTCTGTGACCCGGGTCCGTCTTTAGTTAAATGACCAAATAGAGGTTCCCACTTAGGAAGTAGCTTTAAGATTCTGTCTAATTTCATTTGGAAGCTGTTCCATTTTAAGGCCATAAGTGCGTTTGGTTTGGTAATTCTATGAACCTCTACGCCAGTTTTTTCTATGGTGTCTAATATATCTGCTGTTTTGTGATATCCATAAACTTTTGACATATTTGAATTTGGCCCACAGTTACCATGCGGTGGGTCCCAGCAAACCAGGTCAAAGCCGGATCCGACAGTTTTGGGGATATTTCTAGTATCACAGACTATTGTCGGGTTAACCTCTGGTCGTTTATCTAAATAAATGCACATTGGATGATTCTTGTTGTACCAAATAGCTCTTCTACCGGCAGATAAGTCTAGTATCTTCATCTTTCATCACACCTCTCCCTACATTCTTTGAGCCACGCTGTGAGGTTTTTCATAGTCCAAGTCCTTTATAAATATGTTCTAATCTTTCATCGGTTGAAGCATATTTAGGTTGATAGTGTTTAACCATGTCCTCGTGGTTGAATCTTAGGTTGTGTTGCCTCACAGTGCCAGCACAGCTCGTGTCCTTCCACGACGCCCGCCGCGTCCCAATCCTCTTTCGAGGAAACTTTTAAATCCTTTTCGCAACCAAAACCAACACAGCGCCAAGAACAGCGCATAAAATAACTGCTGACTTAACTCCTGGTGGACATGTACAAATATAAATTAAGCACCCCTTTTTATGAATCATGAAACACCCACCTTATTCTTGAGACTTTCACACCTGTTCAACCACCCCTGTAAGAAGACTCTTAGCTGTGGGTTATTGGCAGCCCTACTCCTGAAATAATCCTCACTCAATTCTAAGAATCTTTCGCAGAACGCGCTTTCGTCAAGAGCGTTGATGGCCCGTAAAGTATTGGCACCAATGGAGCCGTCAATATCAAGACCAACCACAGTTTGGGCACGGCGGCTAGCACCACCCACACCACACAGAACACCCATATCGAACAAAACCATGCAAACCTTTTCTGAGTTAACTTCATCTAGTCTCATCCGACCCCAGTAGTTTTGTTTAAAAATAACTCCTGCTTGTTCTTGTGTCAGGCTCTTGATGTCCTCGACAGTTGGCGCATGTCCTAGAAGTCTTGTGAGTGCCGGGCCGTCTTCATTCAATGCTACTCCCCAATTGGTCGGGCCGCCTGGGTCGGTCGGGTCGTCAGTGTAGCCGCCCTCATGTTCAAGAACTACTTGGAAACAATCGTTAAACTTGCTCATTTTTTATATACTCCTGTAATTTAGAATAAGTTTCATAAGACACATAACAGATATCGTCAACGAACCATGCACGAGGACTATGAACTATTTTTGATCTCTTTAACGGTGCCCATGGAAACGTAAATAATCTTTCTCTCCAACTTCTCTTTTGGTTTGCATAATCACTTATATATTTCTCTGGAAGAACATGGCATCGAGATGTCATTAACATATTATAGAGGGTTTCTATATGGTCCAATTTACATCTTCTCTTTCTTCACACTAAAGAATTTAGTAGGCTCTTTTCTATAAGGCTCAAGATCTAAATCTTTAAGTTGTGGGATATTACCATAATCAATATTCCCCTTACGTTCTGTCCATTTAATATGGTAAGGCCCAACCGTGCAATCAGAGGTAGCTAGTTCTTTGATTTTTGAATTGACTTCTTCATATCCAATAGTGAGAGCGTCAATCTCTGTTTTAAACTTCGCTCTTTGTGCCAATAGCTCTAAAAGCTCTGGACGTTCAACAATAGTCACTGGCGATACTTTGTTTTGTATCATATCCCAGAACTCTTTAGTCTTCTCTATGATCTGCGCTTGAATAGTCGGATTAGGAGTGACACGAACCACGGCAATATCACCATCATTATAAGAAACGTAATCGAGATGGGTATAACCACTAACAAGCAATTGACACTGCACCTGTGGTATGTACTTGACAGGAATGTGCCCATTAATGGCACCCTGGTGATCAACTGCTCCTGAAAACTTAATCTCAATAACTCTTTGTACATAGTGATCAATCCCGTCAAAACTAGCTGATAAGAACTTATACTCTGGATGTTCTGCTACTTCTGGAACCATGTTAGTCGTATATTTCTTGTTATACATTTCTCTAGCAATAGGCTCTATCTTCTTTCCTCGCTCTGTAGCCCAATTGCCTTTAAACGGTTCAGACTGTCCAGTTTTCTCTAACCACAACTGATGCGCAGTTTTATATGGACTTACTCCCATGATGATTGGAACATCTGAAGCCCCAATATGACGAGAACGCCACTCGTGCCATTTTGCAGTATCTTGTTCAATCGTTTGCCGTGTTCCGTTCAACCAATTCATTTACAAACTCCATTGCTTTAATTAAAGAGTCTACCCATGTAGCAGCTCCACCCGTTTTGTTTACCTTATTGATAAACGCTTGTTGTTGTTCAGTAGGCTTATTGCCCTTGATTTTAACTTCTATAGCAATGAATCTACCATTATACAAGCCGATTATATCGCTGATGCCGTTAGGTGCGAATCTTGATTTCTTCCTATAAAACCCACCTGGATCAAAGATGCCAACACTATAATATTTAAAAGCAAACCAACCTGGTTGAAGATTTAAGTAATGAAGTATGGATTGTTCTAGAATTTTTTCAGACATGACTCAACTTAACTATCTTAGGATAGATCCCTTCCATGATATACGTAATTGATTTAGGCTTATTCATTAGTTCAGTCAGTCGTCTCTGATAGACCTTTTGAGCATGATGAGAGTGTTTAGCAAAGTATTCTCTTAGTGTAGATCTTAAGAGATCATTAACTTCATATTCAATCATGTTGCACTCATTCCCAGCTTTACTCATATGATCCTTATACTGAACTGAAATCACTTCGACTACATACTCTTGACGTTTAAGTAAATCAACATCGCTTGCCTTCTTTGTTAGATTTTTAAGAGGGTTAGTCTCTTCTTTAATATAGATATAACCGCAATCTGGGCATTCTTTCTTTGAAATCTCTATATAAGAGAAGCAAGAAGGACAAAATTTCATCGGGATAGGCTTGTCCTTCTTACCTCCCTTTATCGAAACCATAGGGTTGTCTATAGGCCCCAATGTCTCAACAACTCTACCGTAATCCAAAACAAGCAAATCAGACTTATTATGCGATAAACGTAATCCACGACCCACGGTTTGAACATATAAGACAGGACTTCGTATAGGCCGCATAAGAACAACGCAATCGATAGGAGGATAATCATATCCCTCCCCGACTATCGTAACAAATACAAGATGTCTAGCTATCCCATTCTCAAAATTATATTGCGCGTATTGTCTATCCTCTTTACTCATCTTTGAGTGAAGCTTAACTGATGGCTCTAAGTTCTTTATCAATTCTGCATTAACGGCTTCGCAGTGCTCAATATTAGCGCACGCCCAAATTACTTTAGATCTTCCATCCATTCTTTTGAATGCGTCATGGATTTGAAGCGTAAGCTTTCCCTTGTCACTCACTAGAGTGTCAACATCTTGTTGATTAAACTCACCGGCTAGAATCCTCAACTCCGAAGTATCAAACTGATACTCTGTTCTCTTAATCACTGGTGGGACAAGATACCCATTTGCTAACATCTCAGGCAATCGCTTTTGATAAGTAACTCGTGGGAACAACTTCCCTGGTCCGTAAATATAACCAGTAGATCTAAATGGCGTCGCGGTGAATGCTGCTATCTTCAAACGAGGATTAAGTGCTGAGTGAGCTTGTATGAAGTCAGTATACCGACCCGAAACCTGATCCACATTATGGACCTCATCAAGGATAATAAGATTTAGACTCTCTACCGGGACATTGTAGATGCTTTGGATTGATGCCACGGTAATAGGCTTATTCTTATTATACTCTTGATGAGATCCACAGTAGACCCCAACCTTATCTGATCCTATAGACTTCGATATTCTTCGTTCTGTTTGATCAACTAAGCCTATCTTATTCACAAGAATCACAACTTTGAGGTCTCTCTTCTTATCAAGCGAACGCTGCAATAATTCGATCATTATTTCAGTCTTGCCCGTTCCTGTGGGCAAAACACACAACGCGCTTGACTGAAAGAATAACTCCGAGTAAAGCGCATCTGCTGCGTCTCTTTGATAGTCACGAAGAATTAGAATGGAGTAGACTCCTTGTTTGTCTTCGTTTCGTGTGGGCGATAATAGCTTACTACGTTCTTGGCCCTATAGTGCTCATCGTCCTTAGATTTAATCACGGCATCACAACGCAGCCCGATTAGATCTAAGACATTCGCAAGTTTAAAGTCTGTAACACCTGAGCAACGCATAAAACCTTTGAGTTGTGCGAGTCCAATCTCTGTCGCCTTTGCGTTGTCATTTTTAATGTTGAAGGTCGTGAAAATGAATCTACCTTCATGTGGTCCCTCAAGTATCTTGAGTTTCGCATTGATATAAGATCCTGTCCCTGACTTGGTGTCCTTGACTTCTGCCTGATCCATGATGACATAATAAGTTCCATTCGGTAATAATTCAAAACTGCCTTCTTTTACTTCTGTTAAATCCCACATACTATTTCACTCCTTTAATCTTCGCAGCTATTGCTGCGAGGTTTGGTTCTTCTAGTTTGACAAGCTTACCTGATCTATCTTTCGCGGCAAGTTTGTCGGTCTTCTCTGTTACAAGAACTCTTTTACCAGTCTCTCTATCTGCGTGGAGATAGAACACTTCATCAAAATAGGCTGGGAGATCATTGGCAAGTTTACCGACGATATTAACTCCGGTAAATCTTTGTCCGTTTTCATCTTTATCTGTTTGAGATAAAGCAGTGAAAACTACGTTATAATAAGGTAAATCTCTAAAAGTCTTAACGAGTGACTTCATTCTCTTTGAATTCTCTCCGTAAAGCACTAATGCGTCCTTACGATCCGGAAACTCTACTCCTAATTGATGAACCAGGTTCTGACTAATCTCAGTCAATGAATCAATGAAGATCCATTTATATTTCTTTCGAGACTCTTCTGTAAGTAGATGAGTATAAGCTTCACCAAGTCTTGCTATTCTTTTCTCTTGAGGAAGTATCTCGCCCTTTTCATCTACGGAGATATCAATCACGTCGATCTTATGACCTTGTAGAGACAAGAGTCCCGCTTCTGCAGAAATAATCAGAGTCGGTTCCTTAATCGTAGAAGCAAGCGTTGTCTTACCAGCGCCTGATTCTCCATGTATTAGAATCTTTAATGAGCCAATGCTCATTTCATTAGTGCTACTTATTTTCATATATTTTTCCTTTGCTATCGCAATTAATCATGGATTAGCATCTCAGAACTTCGGGGGCAACAAGAATGTTCATAAAATATAGAGAGCGTGGTCTTTCGGTAATTCCAATCAGAGATGAAAAAGGATCTAAAGGTAAAGCGCCATTTATTGATGGATGGCAGCGGTGGTGTGAAGAACTACCCACAGAAAAAGAATGTGAGATCTGGGATAAGAAATATAAACGATATGGATTATGCTGTGGTCCAGCGAGTGGTGTCATCGGATTAGATATAGATACCGATGACAAAACGGTTATAGATATTTGCCCACTGTCCCCTGTTATAAAAAGGGGACGTCGTGGGGAAACTAGATTTTTCAGATATAACAAAGATATATTTTCATGCAAAATAGCTGGTATAATTGATGTTTTATCAAACGGTAAGCAAACAGTAATCCCCCCAACAATTCATCCTGACACAGATCAGCCTTATATTTGGTTAACGCCTGATACTCTTGAAAACTTTAATATAACTGATCTACCAGAATTATCCTTAAAAGATCTTGAAGACTTAAGAAGTAAACTTGATTTAAAATATGTAAGTTCAATTAGTAATTCTAATGATGTAGACCTAAAAGGAGGCCCATGGACAAATGATGACCCGTCTAGAAAATGTCCTCATGGGTCTCAAGACAGATTAAAAAGAATAGTTAACGCAATGATTGCTCGTGGCGCATCTCCAGATGAATGCGCAAGAGAGTTAGTAAGATTTGATACTGAGAATCATTTTCCAACTCCATACTTTTTAGACGACACTCGACCAGACTATAGAGGAGATCCAATAGTCGGAGCTATTAACTTCTACCATGGAAATCTTATGACCTTCCATAATAGATCTATTAGAGAAACTGGTAAATCAATTACTCCAGTGATTCCTGGTTCTGAGATTTTAGAAATAGATTTAAAAGATCCAGATTTAGAAAAGTTCAAATCAAAAGAATATCCAGAGCCAACTGGTCTTATAAAAGATCTCCAAGACCTAATCATTGAATTCTCAGAGCGTCATATGCCAAACATTGCTCTTGGCGGATCAATCTCATTAATGAGTGCGATCTGTTCTAATAGATATCGGTTTGAACAATGCTGGACTAATAACTATATTTTAAACCTTGCCCCAACCGGAACAGGAAAATCTTATCCTCAAAGAATTATCTCGAAGATATTAGATGAGATGCTTTGTAATTCAATATTAGGATTTGGAAACTATCAATCTTCATCTGCTTTCAATAAGAATCTAATTGGTAAACGAGAACGATTTGATGTTATTGATGAGATCTCATCTTTGTTTGCTCAACTTAAGAATGGTGGACTTTGGCAGACCTCTATCACTGAGGAGATGTGTAAAGTGTGGAGCTGTTCTTCAACTAAATATAGAGCTAGTGAATACGCTGATAAAGAAGATACTTCGACATGTTTTAATCCATGTATCACGATTCTAGGGTCATCAACGATTGATGGAATTAAACCACATATCTCTAAGATGATGGTTACTAAGGGATTGATTCCTAGATTCTTAATATTCAAAGATGATGGATACGGTCCTAAATCAAAAGATAGGCTTAACGAATCTCTATTAGATAGTGTAGTTGCAAGAGTTGATCAGATCTTAAAGGTTGAGAAAAGACACGCTAAGGTTCAAGAGGACTTGATCGGTGGACCAATTTACAATCCATTTGATCTTGGTTGTGGTGGCCCAGTTTTTAATGAAATTAAAAACGATTTCTTCTATCGAATTGAATCTGAAGAATCTCTCTTAATGAAAGACATGCTAACGCGTGGCAAAGAGCATGTGATGAAGCTTGCGACTATTCATGCAGCTGGGAACTTTAGGACAATCGAGAATGCGGATCTATTGTGGGCAAAAAGCACATTTGAGGTTTGTCTACACAATGCAAAAGATTTCATTGAAGAGACAGCTGTAGATACCGAATGGGAGAAGGACGTTCAGTCTATGCTTAATCTTTTTAAGAAGCATGTATTTGTAACTAAGTCATTGATCGGCAATCGTATCGAACGACTACAACCACAGCGGACGGATATTATTCTTAAGCATCTAGAGAATTCAGAAAAGGTCGTCCGATGTTTAAAGAAGACAAAGACCAGAGAAACACAAGGTTGGTCGCTTAATACCAAATAATACGGTTTAATAAAACGGGTCCGTTTTATTGCTAAGTATCTAGAAATTATTACGTTTGACGCGTAATTAAACGGAAAAACGAAAAAACAGAGGGGGGGGGTCTCGCTCGCGGTCTCATGCTCTATTAGTTGACCATGACTATGCGAGTTAAGTTATTGGGTAGGGGGGTCCTGTTTTTCTG